TAAGAAGGTTGCATAGTTGACCTATGGGTACACATTTTAGTATAATACAATCATGGTAAAAAATTCAAATAATAGTGAGGTACAAAATATGAATTTAAATGCAAATCATTATAGGTTTCTGGATGCAGCTGCGGAACAGTTTCCTAATCAAGTGGAGTTTTCAAAATCCACTGTTAAGAAAATCTGCAAAACAGCAGGTATTCCAAAACCATCGTGGTTGTTTAGGAATCCACAGTTCAAAGCAGGTTATGGAACTTATTCCATTGAATCTGTAGTTCCACAGAATTACAATCAAGTAGTTCCAGTTCAAGCAGTTCAAACTGTAGAAACAGTTCCAGTTCCAACTTCAACAGTTGGTATGAATGTTCTTGATGAAAACATTTCAGTTATTCCATCGATTATGGATAACTATGTTCCTTTTGGTCACTTCAAAGACCTCAAGTCAATCCTTAAGTCTGGAGTTTTCTTTCCAGTGTTTATTACTGGTCTCAGTGGTAATGGTAAAACCTTGATGGTCGAACAGATTTGTGCAAAACTCAAGAAGGAACTTTTCAGAGTTAACATTACTATTGAAACTGATGAAGATGATTTGATTGGTTCAAATACTCTTATCAATGGTAACATTGTCTTCAAAGAAGGCCCTGTCCTTAAAGCAATGAGAAAAGGTGCAGTATTACTTCTTGACGAAGTTGACCTTGCATCAAACAAGATTATGTGTTTACAATCCATCCTAGAAGGTGGTGGTTACTTAATCAAGAAAACTGGTGAGTTTGTAAAACCAGCAGATGGGTTCACAGTGGTTGCAACTGCAAACACTAAAGGTAAAGGTTCTGAGGATGGTAGATTCATCGGAACTAACATCTTGAACGAAGCATTCCTTGAAAGGTTTGCAATCTGTCTTGAACAAGAATATCCACCAGTGACTACTGAGAAAAAAATTGTTAAAGGTGACTTTGCAATTCTTGGAGTCAGTGATGATGAGTTTGCAGACAAACTTGTTGACTGGGCTGATGTAATCAGAAAATCCTTCTACGAAGGTGCAGTTGATGAAGTGATATCAACTAGAAGATTAGTTCACATTGCAAAAGCATTCTCAATGTTCAACGACAAGTTGAAGTCTATTGAAGTGTGTCTTGCAAGATTCGATGAAGACACCAAAGCATCCTTCCTCGACCTTTACACTAAGGTTGACGCAGGTGTAAATCCTTTGGGTGACGAATTAGAGTCTGAGGAAATAGTAACAGAGGAGAACGATAAAGATGACTTCACAATATAGTAAGACCTCACTAGAAGCATCTAGTTCTCCTCGACCTTGTGCATTATGCACTGGGTCATATGAGGGTTTTGGGAATAATCCCCAACCAGTATTAGAGAATTATGACGATAGAGTTTGTGATTCTTGTAACTGGAATATAGTTATCCCAGCAAGGATAAGGAGTTTTGAATAATGGGACAGTATGATGATGTTGTCGAAAGACAAAGAGTACTTCTCGAAGCAGAAGAGTGGGCAAAACAACCTAGGTCAATACAAGTACATAGTTTGACTTCTATGTGGTATGAGACAGAAGAGTCAATGAAAGATTTTGAAAATGGTGGTGTGACAGATACACATTACAATGGTGGCCATGTTGTTAGAAAACAAAATGGTAAAGTAATTAGAACCTTTGGTAAGCAAGTAACTGGTGAAGACCTAGTGAATGCATATGTTAGAGGTGGAATTTAATAATAGGGGCTGTATGCTCGGGCAGGGACAGGGAAACGAAAACAACAAAGTGAACACTATTATACACGCATTTGTGTTGAAACTGTTTTCCCATCCCGCCAGATTTATTTGGAATTAAAATGAAAAGATTTTGGATTATATGGAAACATGCCCTCGGTTCATTTGATGAAGAAGATGGATATAATAAAAGGAATGAAAATGCAATTGCAGTAATTCGTTCTTTATTTGTACTTACAAATTTAGTATGTGCAATATTTATTATGGCAAACATAGTAAAAGGATGGTAATATGAGTAAATGTCAAGATTATCCAAACATGGTATTTAAAGGTGTTTTAACTAATGAGGGTCATTCAGTGACTTTCAATATCTTTGATGATTATGTGGAAATCACAAATACAAATGGTGCAATGATATCAGTAAGTAAAATCGATATTGATAAAGCAATTCAACAACAAAAAGATTTAATAGGGATGGGATATAAATGGATAGGATAAAAAATATAATAGAAATGGTTTTATGGTCAAGACCTTGGTCGAGTACATCAAGGTTCTTTATACCTTTTCATATGGTAATGATGATACTAACTGCAAGTTTAATATTTTTCATAAACAAAGCAGAAGCTTCGGATGCAAACAATGAAGCATTTTGTCTTGCACAAAACATGTACTTTGAAGCTGGTAACCAACCACTTGCTGGTAAGATTGCAGTTTCCCAAGTTGTTATCAATAGAACACAACACATGAATTACCCAACAAATATTTGTGGTGTAGTTTATCAAGCAAAATGGTCAGAGAATTGGAAAGGTAATATGATACCTACTAGAAACCAATGTCAATTTAGTTGGTTTTGTGATGGTAAGTCAGACGACCCAGTGGATTCAAAAACTTGGTTAAAGTGTTTGACCCTTGCAAGAAATATTTTACAAGGTGAGTATGGAGATATTACAGAAGGTGCAACACATTATCATTCTGTATATGTAAATCCATACTGGGCAGATTCATTAAACGAAACTGTAATTATTAACGAACATATCTTTTACAAATAATGTACGACAAAATAGAAAATAAACAACTATCTTCAAACTGTATATCACATCAAGAAATAGCAAAAGTATTACATGCAGATGGTAGTTCTTATAAAATGGGAACACTTGTATATGGTACATATGAAGAAATAGAAGAGTGGTGTGAGAAAAATGATATGTGGGTAGACAAATATCTAGACCATGTAAATCCTTCTACAATTTACAACACTGGAGAATGGGTGGGGACTGGATTGTCAGACCCATTTGCAGTATCAGTTCCTTTTGATTATAGGGAAAGTAGAACAAAAGGTAATTTTAATACTCGTGGAGTAGACCAAGATAAATGGTAGAATGGATTGAAGCAATCTTGCAAATAATAGGTGTGCTAACTTTAGTGTATCTATTTACTATTTGGGGATTGAGTGGTGGATTTAAAGGGTTCTTTACTTTTCGAAAGAAAAAGAAGGATGATGTTAACAGTGGAGCTAAGTTTGGTTGACAAATATCAGTTCTGTAGTAAAATAGTATTATGAGTGAGAAAAAGAACATAAAATGTATTGATTACAAATACGATGAAGACAAGTATATTGCACAATTGATTGAATATGTGAATAAGACATATGACCAACATTATTCACAAAATCAATATCAAGCAACTGAATTTATAATTGATGGTGGTCATGGAGAAGGTTTCTGTATTGGAAACATTCTTAAATATGCACAAAGGTATGGTAAGAAACAAGGCCATAATCGTGCTGACCTCATGAAAGTTTTACACTATGCACTATTTGCTCTCCATGTGCATGATAAAGAAGTGGACAAGAGAGCTGCATTATAGTTATAGGAGTAATTATGAAAATAAGTGACAGTACCTTAGAAGTTCTAACAAACTTTAGTAGTATCAATAATGGTATTACAGTACAAACTGGGAATGAGATTAAAACAATCTCTCCTATGAAAAATATCTTTGGTAAAGCAACGATATCAGATAATTTTACAAATGAGTTTTCTGTATATGATTTACCAGAGTTTCTAGCAACAGTATCTTTATTAGGTAAAGATGCAGAATTTGACTTTGGTGAAAAGTCTGTAAACATTAGTGGTGATGGTGCAAGTGCAACATACAACTATGCAGACGCATCAATGATTATTGCACCACCAGAGAAGGACATTACAATGCCTAATCCAGAGGTGGTCTTTGAGTTAAATGATAATCTACTTTCTAAATTAAAGAAAGCAAGTGCAGTACTATCATTGCCTGACTTGGTTCTTGAAAGTAATGGAACAGTGGTTACATTAACTGTTAGAGATAAAAAGAATCCATCAACCAATAACTTTAGTGAAGTTATTATGGATGGTGATGGTCAAACATATGCAATGAATTTTAAAATGGAAAACATAAAGATTGTAAATGATGAGTATACAGTTTATGTTTCGTCCAAAGGTCTTGCACATTTTGTTGCAAAGAACAAAGGACTTGAATATTTTATTGCATTAGAACCAGATTCAGTATTTGGTTCATGATAAATACTATTGTAGGTACTAGACATTGGTATCTGAGGGTGTTCAACTGTTCTCTCTCTTGGGGTTGAACTCGCTTCATAATGGTGGGATTATGAGGTTCTTTATAATTGATAAGGTGATTTATGAGTGATGATTTTTTATGGGTAGAAAAATATCGACCTAGGACAATAGAAGATTGTGTCCTTCCAGCTGATATTAAACAAACATTCTTTGATATCAAAGACGAAATTCCAAATATGATTTTAACTGGTACTGCTGGTACTGGTAAAACTACTATTGCAAAAGCACTATGTGAAATGCATGGTTGTGATTATATCTTAATTAATGGTTCAGAAGAATCTGGAATTGATGTCCTTAGAACTAAAATCAAAAACTTTGCATCTACAGTTTCCCTACAAGGTGGAAACAAAGTAGTTATTCTTGATGAGGCTGACTATCTAAATCCTCAATCAACTCAACCAGCTCTTCGTGGATTCATAGAAGAGTTCCATAAAAACTGTAGATTTATTTTTACATGTAATTACAAAAACAGATTGATTGCACCTTTGCATTCAAGATGTACTGTTATTGATTTCAAAATACCACCAAAAGAAAGACCTAGACTTGCATCTGTATTCATGGCAAGACTTATGATGATTCTTGACAATGAAGGAATTAAATATAATTCAGATGTTCTTCAAGAAATGGTAATGAAATATTTTCCAGACTTTCGTAGAACTATTAATGAACTACAAAGATATGGAGTAAGTGGAAGTATAGATGTAGGTATCTTATCTAATATTGGAGAAGAGAGTCTCCAAGAATTACTTGGACACATTAAAACAAAAAGATTTACAGATATGAGAAAATGGGTTGCAACCAATATTGATAATGACCCAGTAAAGTTATTCAGAAAAATATATGATGCATTGTATGATGTATTAGAACCACAGAGTATACCACAAGCTGTAATCATAATTGCAGACTACAGTTATAAGAATGCTTTTGTAGTTGACCAAGAAGTAAATATTGTTGCATGTTTAACAGAACTTATGATGGAATGTAGATGGAAGTAGGAATTACATTTATATTTCTTTGCATTTTATTTTTTGCTATATACTCATGGGGAGAATATAATGGAATACGAAAAGGTGCAGATGAAATGTATTCTCATCTTTATAGTAGAGGAACTAGAAAAAACGATACAGTAATTGTAGAGTTAGAATATGAGGACAGAAGCAATGTTAAAGAATTCTGATTTCTTTATCCAAAAGGATTGTGGAATAGACTATGAGTTTATAACTAATTGGTGTATAGAACATGAAAACCATCCATGGTTTGCACATGATGAGGATGGGATTGCAACACCAAATCAATTTAGTAATAATCTTCGTGCATATGTTCGTGCATCTAAAGAAGGTTCGGATTTATCTAAAGAAGAAGAAGAACATCAATTTGAGTTAGATACCAAGAATATACAAGGTTATAAAACTTATAATCCATTTACATTTGGATTAAGACCCTTTGCAGATATCTACTGGAATTTAAATCGAATGTTTTATCAAAATCCACAGGTAAGAGAAGCTGGAGAATCATATTACATACATGGATGGTTTAATGTATATACAAAAAGAGAAAACGATAAAGGATACGACCATATACCTTTCCATAAACATATTGAAGAAATACATCCACATATCTATCATGGATTCTATTGTGCAAATGTAGAACCTTCTACTACCACTTACAGAGTGGGCCCAGAAGTTCCAGAGAGTGAGTATGTGGTACATAATGATTATAATGATATGTTGATATACTCTGCTAGTGGATATGAACATGCATCGTCCCCTTGGATGGAAGAAAAACCAAGAGTAACAGTTGCATTTGATTTGTTTCCAGAGTCAGTTTATTTTACAGAAAATACAGGAATGGATTTTGGATGGTCATTAAATGGACACATGTATCAAGCAATACCATTTCCAGACTTATGGCGGAATGAAAGATGAGTTATTTTCAATATACACTAGATGACTTACATAAGAACTCTGCAAGAAAAGAGTTCGATTACATTACTTTTTTTGCAGGCGGTGGTGGTTCATCGTGTGCATATAAACTTGCTGGTGGTGATGTAAAATATATGAATGAATTTCAACAAGTACATGTTGATACTTATCTAGAAAACTTTCCTAATACAGTTCATGAGTGTAAAGACATTAAAGAAGTCACTGGTAAAAGTATTATGGAAATGACAGGTATCAAAAAATATGAATTAGATATTTTAGATGGAAGTCCACCATGTCCACCATTCTCTATGGCTGGTTCTAAAAGAGAGGGTTGGAACAAAGAGAAGATGGCATATGGTATGAAACAACAAAACATAGAAGACCTTACTTGGGAACAAATAAGAATTGCAGAAGAAATGATGCCAAAAATTATTGTATGTGAGAATGTAAAGGGTCTATCTATGGATTATGCAAGAGACCATTTAAATAGAATGATAACTGATTTTGAAAAACTTGGTTATTCAGTTACTTGGAAAATAACTAAAGGACATGAACATGGAGTTCCACAAAAAAGAGAAAGAGTTTTTATAATTGCAGTTAGGGATGATGTTCTAGATGCAATTGGAATGCCATTTATGTGTATGAGTGGATTGTTTCCAGAGACTACAAGTCAAAGAGTATCAATTGGAGAAGCAATAGATGACTTAATAGATGATGAAGAGAATATAAAAGATGCAGAATATCTTACAGGTGCAATGAATGAATCATCCAAATCACACTGGGTAAATGGATTTGATAAACATCCAAAAGAAGAACTAGAACATTGTGGCCCATGTGAGGGATTAGAACCAGTTCTAAAAAGAAAATCTAATTCTGCCTATATATCTATAGGTGATGATATTGTTAAACCTTGGTTTCAAGAACAAATTAAAAATGGACACTTAAAACCAGAAGACGAAAAACATTCTTATTATATGTCAAGGATTGTTCCAAAACATTTACCAGCACATTCTTTAACTGAACAAGGATGTCAACCAAAATTTATGGGTGGTAATCACTTCCATTACAGTGGTAAAAGAATATACACACCAAAAGAAATGGTAAGACTTATGACATTACCAAACGATTACAAGATGACAGGAGATTATAACGATAAGGGTGCAAGGATAGGATTGATGGTTGCACCATTACAATTATATTACATAGTACAAGAACTTAAGAAACAGGTATTAGAACCATGGAATTTACTGCAAACAAAGACTTAGGATTTAAAGAAACATTCGATAAATGGAATGGTAAGTGGTTAGATGAAACCTCTTATGATACTGTTATATCTTCTATTGGTGTAGAAGAGGAAATTATAAAGATACATAAACCTTCTGGGTCTTTATTTGATAAACCTATTCTTGCTTGTATTGTAAAGAATGCATACAAAGGTGACACTTACCAACAAGTAAAAGACACTTTGTACTCCATAGATGATGTATCTACTATGAGAGCAAATGCAGCTGGGCCAATCGACCCAGAAGAAATGAAAAAACAAGGATTAGTTGAAGGTAAAGATTATGTATTAAGAACACCTAATTCATACTATCCACTTAAAAAGAATGGTCAGTTTAATAGAATTGCATCTGCAAATGCAATACATTCTGTATTGATAGGATATAAAAGAGGTAGATTCACTGGAATGATTGGTGCAAGTGGTTGGATGGAAAAGAAAAAGAATCAACCTAAGTATGAAATACTAAAAAACATTGCAATAGAAAATGAAAAAGCATTAAAGAAAGGTGTTCCAGAAGTATGGAAACTACAAAGAAACTTTGCAGATGAATGTATTGAAGAACAATATCAAATAGGTGGAGCTCCAATTACAGCTCTATCTGCAAATAGATACTCAAGTGAAGGCACTGCAAAGATGTCTGCTCATCTTGATGGAAAAGATTTAGAATTCGGACTAACCACAATGTGTGTTTTTCGAATCGGTAATTTTGGGGGTGCATATCTATGTTTCCCAAGATATGGGATTGCAATTGAAGCTGACGATGGTGATGTTTTAATTGCAGACTCAAATGAATTGCATGGGGTTACTCCAATAACAGGTGATGGAGTCAGATTGTCGTGTGTTGCATATTGTGATGAACATGTTGCAACTAAAGGACAGGCTGGTAAATCAGAAAAACCTATTGGGCCACATGCAAGTAAGTATGAAGAAAAGGGAAGTCTAGAATCTTTTCTTTCCTAAATACTAATAGGAGTTTAAGAATTAAACTAACGCATTTAGACGAGAACATTTTTAAACAATTTATATTAATTTCTAGTATGAGGAAATACAATGAATATACAATTTGACCTTGAAAGGTCTAAAAGGGGTTTCAAACCCAACTATGGTGTCGGTGTGCAATACATCGATAGAAGATTAGTAAAACTTTCAGAGATTATACACATAGATAAAGATGATAATACTTATCAACCTCGTGTATTTGATGCTGTAAGAACTAATGTAAACAAACTAAAAGACTCAATATCAAACAGATATGACTATAAAAAACCAGTAATGGTATGTGAATTAGGTCTAGATGATAAGCTTTATTTAAAAGCTGGGTTTAATAGAAGACAATGTTATGAAGAATTAAATCAACCAGTAGTAATTGTTGATGTAGTTCAGTATGATAATCCAGCAGAATCTATTGCACATGGAATACTTTCAAACGAGTATCATGATATTGCAGAAGATAATGATGACAGAGATTATGCACAAGCTCTAAAACAACTTATAATTAAAAAATGTTGTGAAAGAGACGATGATGCTTATCTTAAAGATTTCTTGAAGAGAATATCACCTTCTAAATCACCAGCACAAAGAACTGCAATCTTTAAAAAGTTTAGAAAAAGTTTTTCTTCTTATGATTTTGTTAAAGATATTGACCAAACTATTGCAAATGGAATTTTAGAAGATAATGATTTCCCTTCTCAAGGATATGTTCTTGACTTAGGGCAGATTGGTTTTGCAAGGTCAGATGGTGACTTTGGTACAAAGATAAAACAAATGGTTGACTTATATGATAAGTATCAACAACCTATTCAAATCTTTGGGTTTATTTTAAACATTGACCCAGCAAAAATTACAAATCAAAGAAAAGCTTGGTTAAAAAAATATGAATCTACAATTCATTGGATAAAACAACATCTTGCTGAAGAATATCATGACATTTTTCAGTTTATTGGATTCTTAGGACAAATAAAAACTAAGGATACATTAAATCATGGATTATCTAAAGAAGACATCTTAGTAGATGTAAATGGTAAATCTATAGGATGATAACTTTAATTGGTGGAATACCATGTAGTGGAAAGTCAACCCTCATGAGAGGGTTGCTTTCTCGTTTATCTAAACCAGTACTAATAGAACCTATGAAACTTTTTAAGTGTCAAGAACATGGTGATATATTAGTTGTTGGACAATATCCAGAAGGAGAAACTTTTGGTGGTACTGATAAACTATCTCATGGTTCTATACCAATGTTTAGAGATTTTATAGCTGAGTTTGAACCAAAATACAAGCATATTTTAATTGAAGGGGATAGATACTTTAGAGGAGTAGATATTGAATGGTTAGTGGATAACTACAGCACTAATGTTTATGTGCTTACATGTGACTCAGATACAGAACAACAAAGACACAAAAAAAGAGGAGATACTCAATCAGAGGTCTGGTTGAAAGGTAGAAGAAGTCAGATAAATAATATCTTGACGAATATGAATCTATTTGGTAAAATAGAAGTAATAGAAAATAAATCTAACGAAGATAGAAGAAATTTGGAGTATAGGATATATGAATCCCTTTGATTTTGTAAATGCAGTAAAATGAACTATCTTCAAGAAATCCTAGGATACACAGAAGATGAAAATAAAGTATGTGTAAAATGTGGTGAAAGTAAACACATAACAGAGTTTGGTCATAGGGCATTTAATAAAGGAGATATTCCACAGACTTATAACTTTTGTAAATCATGTGCAAAGATACAATCTAATGCACTTAGGAAAATGAAAAAACATATTCCTTTTCCAGCTGAAAATTATGAGTGCCCTGGCTGTCAGATGACAGAAGAACAAATACTGGACAAATGGAAGTCCTTCCAGTATACTAATAGAAGTAAAACAGTTTGGAGATTAGACCACGACCACAATAATTTAACACCAAGAGAATATCTTTGTGATTATTGTAATAATACTGTTGGTCGTTGTGAATCTCCAAAAACTCTTCGTACTCTTGCAGAGTACTTAGAAAAGTATGGAGTAAATGATGAATCCCTTTGATTATGTAACAGCAATAACCTTTTCTAAGAAGGATATCATGCAAGATGATATCGATGAAAAGTCCTATTCTGCATTCCTAACTAACAAAAGTCTATCCTATCACCAAGATTGTATTATGTATGTTAATGAAATGAACTCCAGAAAACACCTAGATTCTCGTCTTCAATTTCATTATTTCCTAAATACTCTTAGAAAAAGAAAAAGGTTTGCTAAATGGAACAAACCCAGAGTGCTGGAAGACATGAAAGTCATCCAAACATATTATGAATGTTCTATGAGTAAAGCAGAAGAATACTACAAGATTCTTACTGCAAAGGAAATAGGAATTATGAAAGAGAGAATGAAAACAGGTGGGAAACAGTAATGAACTATGACCTCTCCAACATGGTAGAGGTAGAGTTGAAACAACAGGATGATTTTCTAAAAGTAAAAGAAACACTAACTCGTATAGGAGTTGCATCTCGTAAAGAAAAAATACTTTACCAATCTTGCCACATATTACACAAACGAGGTAAATACTACCTTGTTCACTTTAAAGAATTGTTTTTACTAGATGGTAAAGATAGTTCTTTTGTCGAATCCGATTTAGGTAGAAGGAATGCAATTGCAAAGCTTCTAGAAGAATGGGGATTACTCAAGGTTATATCAAATAACCATACAGACCCAATTGCACCTATGAGTCAGATTAAAGTATTACCACATAAAGAAAAATCTGAATGGGATTTAGTTCCAAAGTATAACATAGGAGTAGTTAACAAGTAATGTTTAAGATATTAACAATTCTATTTAAGGTTGTTCTTATGATACCATATGTTAAGAGTCATCCTAAAGTACTAAAAATTGACAAGTACTTAGAAGAAAAAATAGGTCTTGATTTAATCAAACAAGAAAAGAAGTGGTTTGAGAAACATCCACTTTTAGAAGAGCGTATCAAAGCACTCGAAGAAGACCTAGACGAGTTATATAAGAAAGTTAATTCTAAGTAATTTTTTTGACGACTTTATTAAGTCTTCCAGCTTTCATCAAAGAATGGAATTTCTTCCATATTGACCTATTATCTGTAGGGTCATTAAGTATAATATACCAACCAACGATTCCAAATGGTAAAGACAATAATATAAGTATAGAAATTATATCAATCATACTGTATATTTATACACGCAAATGTCACACAAATGGCACACAATTGTGCCAATATAGTCTAATATAATATTCTTATAAATACTTACACTATGCCAGTTAAGTATAAACCTACCCAAAAAGTGGTGCAAAGAGGCTCTAAAAAAGTTACTACTACGCATTACTACATGAAAACTCAATCTCTGAAAGAGTTGTTGGAATGTTATAATAATGACAACACTAAACCAAAACTCAAGCAAAAGGTGAAAAACGAGTTGATTAGAAGACAAGGTAAGGGTCTAGTTAATATAGTTACTAGAGATACTTCTGGAAATATTGCTGAGTTCAAATAGAGGAGTATTATTAAATGGATATTAATTTCATTAAGGAATACCTTAAAGGGAGACTAGGAGAGTTATCATCTTTAGATGGTGCTGTTATAGTCGGAATATCATTAGGAGCAATCTTACTTGCACCAATAGTCAAGTATCTTGCTTGGGCAGGACTTGTATATGGAGCCTATCGTATATTCAAAGCCGACAGTTAATGTCGAATTAACTGATTCTGCTATTTCTAAGTTATTAGAAAGGACAGCAGAAAAAGGCAAGTCTGCAATCAGACTGGGAATCACTGGTGGTGGTTGTGGTGGATATGAATACATATTTGACTACAACACTACCTCTGAACCTAACGACCAAATATTAGATTTTGGTAAATTCACCATACATATTGATGCAACATCAATACCCTACCTTAATAACATGACACTGGACTATGTTAAGTCTGGAATAAACGAGGAATTCAAGTTTATCAACCCAAATGTTGAAGCAACATGTGGTTGTGGTGTTTCTATGTCATTCTAAGGTCTCTCCTCTTATAAATACTTACGAACAGGAGAGATTATGTCTATATTAGATTTTTTGAGTGAAGTGGGTGTACCTATATTTGGTGCAGTCGTAATGGCATTTTTTATCTTTCTGAGCATGAAGTATATCTTTGATTCTGTAATTTCACAGATTAAGAGTACTGAAAATATTATAAAGATGTTGGAAACTCGGGCTTCGGTCATGAATAACGACATATTAAAAATCGATTTGTTAGTGAGTAGTGCATTAGAATTAACCCCACCTATTGATAGAGTGGCAAGAGCAGAGAACTTTGTAGAGGATGGCAAAATCGATGCAAGAAGAGACTGATGGACAAAATTGCACAAGTAATAGCAGAGTTCGGATTTCCAGTTGCAATGGCACTTGGGATGGGTTACTTTATTTACTATACTTGGAAATTCATAACTGACGAAGTTAAACCATCATTAGGTCGTATGTTTGCAAGTTCAATCAAACTTACAGACCAGCTAAGAATGTTAGACCAAGATATGATTAGACTACAACAAAAAATTAATGTGGTTCTAGAATATCGTGAAAGGCAAAAACTAATTGAAGACCAAAATAATATATTGGCATTAGAAGAACAGGCAAGAAATGAAGAGAAAAAAGATTTTGACAAAGGATAATTTTGAAGTAGGAACTTTAATAGGATTTTTCTTATTATCTGTAATGGCATTAACACCAAATGTAAATGCAGACGAAATTAAACACAAATTTAAAAACCCTAGCTTTAGTGGAATA